AGGCTGACGCCACCGGCAGATGTTGCTGCAATCCAGTTGGCACCGTCATAGACCCGCATCTCATTGGCGGTGCTGTTAAAGTAGAGGTCACCTTGGGTCAGCGGGTCGCCGTCATTGTCAACCGTTGGGTCGGCGGTCTTGCTGCCGAGATATGTGTCATCAAAGTTGTCAAACGCAGACGCAGCAGATGCGGCACTAGCTGCCGCAGCAGTCTGTGATGCAGCCGCAGCCGTGGCAGATGTCGCGGCATTGGTGGCTGATGTCGCCGCATTTGTCTCGCTTGTGCTGGCGTTGCTCTCGCTGGTTGCAGCATTGGTGGCGCTTGTAGCGGCCTCTGACGCCTTTGTGGTGGCCGTTGTGGCAGACGTTGCAGCATTGGTCTCGCTGGTGCCAGCATTGGTCTCGCTCGTGGCAGCGTTTGTCGCGCTGGTGCTGGCTTCGCTGGCCTTTGTCGTCGCTGTGGTTGCGCTGGAAGCGGCCGATGTTGCTGACGTTGCAGCCGCTGTGGCGCTAGTTGCGGCGGCAGATGCGCTATTCGAGGCATTTGTCTCAGATGTTGAGGCGTTGGTCTCGCTTGTCGAGGCGTTGGATTCGCTTGTCGAAGCGTTAGACTCGGATGTGGCCGCAGCCGATGCGCTGTTAGCCGCTGCTGTGGCACTGGTAGCCGCTGCGGTGGCGCTTGTCGATGCGTTGGTCGCACTTGTGGCGGCAGACACAGCGTCAACAAGAAGCTCAAAATGGTCGGTGTCAGTCAGCAGGTCACCGGCTACCGAGTCAGCTACACAAATATAGACGTTGTTAAGCTCTGCCGCCGTGGTGGACTTGATGATGTCACGCTCGGCATAGGCAGATGTCGTGGTCGTGGCGTCTGTGCCTTGGAACGTGCCAATCTCTTGCGTAACCGCAAGCTCACCGCTGCTGTCGAAGGCAAAGATTTTGTTTGCCCGTGTGGTAGCACCAACCGTGAACTCGGTTGATGTCATGGTGTTGGTGCGCGACAACTTGATGGAACGGTCAACCTCTTCCTGGGTGTCCTGCGCCATCAGTGTCAGCTTGTCCAGCGCGTCCTCGTGGGTAACGGCTGGGAAGGGGTCGTTTGGAGTGTAATCAGTGGTCTGTGTCAGCGGGACGTTACGCAGCAGGACAACGGTCTCAGTTGCAGCCGGGGCCGAAACAAACGTAATAGTGCCGCCACCAGCGTTGCCAACGCCCGACACACTGTAATGCGTCGTCTTGGTCTGCACTGTTTCAGCGCCAGTCGCATTGGTACGCAGGATGACTTGGATGTCATCGTCGTCCAAGATTTTGAAAGTATAGCTAAAAGCAACGGTAGAGGCGTCGCCGGAATAACTATTCTTCGTGTTGGTGCTGCTGATTGTCATGCGTCACTCCTTCGGTCCTTTATACCGTATTACCTGACTGCTTGGCTAGGCGGGAAGTAGAAGTCTTGCCCCGTGTCCTTGGCCATGCGGCGCTCCATGCGTTTCAGGTATCCTGGGTTGGCGAACTCCTGTAGCTCGTATATGAACAGGTAATCCATGGCCATCTTTGTATAGAAAAGATTTATGAAAGGGGTGTTTCTGACTGCAAGGCTTACAGCCGCAGCAGATGCGTCGTCACCGTCCCTAAACTTTGCATACAATTTGAGGATGTCCTCTGCTGTGCCTAGAGTCGGCCCTGCAAATGTCTGCAATGGAGACTGTCCATAACGGTTAAACTCTCCAAACAGGAAGTCGCCATAAATACCAGCGCCGCCGCCTTGCACAAACGCCCGCGTCAATGTCTGTGTGTTCAGGGTGTAATCCTCGCCAAATACCTCCTGCGGCTCTTTGCCCTTCAACACGTCTTTCATGGCATTGGCAAGGTAACCCATCATGGTGGTGCCAACCATCATCTTCGCAACGCCTACCATACCGCCGTTTGCAAGCTGCCTAGACATGCCTTTGGTAATATAAGTGATGGGGAAGCCTTTAAGCTGCATGACTAGCCGTATTGCCTCGCCGCCAACTGTGCCGCGAGGCAAGCCTTGGTTCATGATGGCTCTTTCACGCGCTCCCGGCGTTGGAATGGCTGTGTCTGCGCTGTCAGTCAAATAGGCTGAGAACTTAGTGCGCAGGTCATCTTTGAACTCTTGGCGCATCTTGTCTGTGATGTCTAGAACGCCCGTCTTGTCCCTGATGATGGGGTCAATAACGTTATCTGCAAGCTCTTCCATTTGGTTCGGCACGACATAGCGGCGTCCGTCTACCGCCTTCATGTCTAGGCTACGCAGGGCGCTCCACTCTGCTTCACCAATCCCGTACAGACGTAGAAGTCTCTGTGTTTCACTCGGCACTTTGTCAAAGCTACGCTTGGCGTAGTTGGCAAGGTCAGCGGACAACATACGGGCAATGCCGGTCTTCTGTGCGTTGTTCCACCAGGCCATGCCATTTAGTTTGAAAAACATCTGATGGGCCTTGGCAATAGCACCAGGGCCGCTGTCGTTTGCGCCAAACCGCGCATGAACGTCGCCAAGCATGTTTTCGACGCCAACGCTCAGCAAGTAGGCAAGCTCCTTCTGCTCCTTGTTGTTGAACAGCCGGAAGGTGTCACGCAGGGCCACAGCGTATGAGCCGAATATGCCGCGCTCTGTGTTGGCATTAATAAATGCGGCCTTTGTGCCAAGGTCAGAAACCGACGAAATTGTGGCAAACCCCAGCTTCGCCATGTTCTGAATCATCCGCACACCCGCAGCGATTCCTGCAAAGTCTGTATTAAGACCCCAAACTGGTTGGCCAGCCCCTCTGGCCCGCATCGTACCATCAAGTTCGCCAAACTGATTGTTAAGAACTCTGGTGCTAATCCTGCCAAACGCCTTTGGGTCGCCTTTTGCCTCTTGCTGCATTTCGCGCACGACAAGCTCAAACATCTTGCGCGGGTTTGTGCCGAAAGTCTCAAGAAGGCCAATGGCTTGTGCATCGTGTGTGATGCTGTTAAGCACAGCCTCCGACAGGCTCATGCGGCTGTATTTGTTGGCATAGGCGAAAGCAGACTTGCCGTCCCTAAAGTGAATAATCCTCTCGCTGCTCAGCTTTTTGGCTAGGTTTCGGGGGCCGCGAAACTCTGAAATCTCATCTATAACGCCGTCATCACCGTACAGCGCGTCAGTCTTCTGATGATTGCCAGTGACAAGGTTGTCATAGATGTTGCCAAGGAACTTGTCTTCGCCCATCTCAGGCGGCTTGTTCTTGTATGTCTTCTCTGTGTCGATGAGTTGCTTGACCTCATCAATCCAGCGCTGCTTGTCCGCAGCCGTGCCTTTTCCTCTAATAAGAATCGGGTCATGGGACTGCCGCACAACGTAGTTTTCCAACTCACCGATGTTGGCTCCGTTGCGATTCTTGCGGTCCAGCAGCTTCTTTTGCACCTTGCGGATGCTTTCAGCAATCTGTCGTGCCTCCTTGCTGCCACTGCTACCAAGCCCGTCGAAAAGCTCTCTGTAAATCTCGGCGTCAAGCTCGTTGCTCTTGAATATGTTAATCAAATCAGCACGTTGCAGGTCAGCAGCCAAAAGGCCAACGTGGTCTGCCATGATGGCTTGCTGCTTTGCGTCAACACTGAACAGCCCGCGCCGCGCATCACCCACCATAAGCGCAGACAACGCCTTCGCCGGGTTAGCTGGGTCAGCCCTGACTGCCGTCATGATGTTTCCGTAAGCACGGGCGTTGAGCAGTTGGTTGCGCTTTTGCAGGGCAGCAGCAATCTTGGCCTGTTTGGTGATTTCAGCAGCTTCTTCGTACAGGTCTTTCAGCGTTTCGTCGCCAATCACACCGCCACGCTTTTCAATGCGCTGCTGCATGATGTTCAGGATGTCCTGCAACTCTTCTTTAAGAAGCGGAAAGTCAAACTTCTTGCTGACCGCTTGGAGGTTTGCCATACAAATTTCGGTCATCGCGGGTAATTCCTGTTCATACACTCAGCGGCAAGCCGCGTGACTTCCTCGAAGTTCTCAGACTTGGCCTTTAGGTCGTCAGCAGCCTCAATCTCACGCTGAAACATTGCAGGTATGCCGTCTGGGGAGTTTTCCAAGTCCCGCATAATTAACTCGTTTTCGGCTTCAAGCTCGTTCAGCGCCATATCCTCAATGCTCTGGCCCGCTTGGTCCATCTCATCAAGAATGTCTTTTTGGTCAATCATGTCCCCAAGGTTGTAGTCAACAGAACGAGCCTCATCCCTTCTGTCGTAATACTCCTGTTCTGACAGGTCGCCTTGGCGGCTGGCTGTGTTGAAGTTCACGACCTCTTGCCTGTCAACAGCTTCCGCCATCGCCCGCAAAAAGGTTTCGTCGTCCATGCCGGTTGGGTCGATTCTGTATTCATCAGCCAGCGCGGCAAGCTCAACAGCCTTGTCGTACTCTGCCACCTCGTTAACATCAACGCGTGAATATACAGACTGGCTGTGCAGGTCTTCTCTGATTAACTCAAGAAAGTCAGCAACGCTAAGCTCATCCGCTTGGCCGTCAAGAGACTCGGCTACATAGCCCTCTTCCCTTGCGCGGGTCAGAAGCTCATCAAGGGTCCTTCCGTCCTTTCTGGCAACGCGGATGTAATTCTTGTCAAAGATGTCCTTAACATCACCGATGTTTGCGTCTGTTGTTGAAATCCCGCCTTCGTTTCTAATAAAGGCTATTAGGGAGTTAGGCTTTTTCTTGCGCAATATTGGGGGTCGAGAATTTCGAGGTCCTTTAACAGGGTATTGAGGGACCTCCTCAACGCCAGGGGCCGGGTCTTCAATGACAGTCTCTGTCTTGATGTTGCCCTCTTCATCAAAGGTGCGCTCAACGGCCCGTACTGTTGGGTCATACTCCTTTACAGCCCGCGCCCTCCTAATCACATCATCTGCCGCAAGGTTGACTGTAGTCGTGTGCAGGTTGCCAGCACTGATTTCCTGGCCCTCTACAGCTTGGGCCACCGCTGTTGTCAGGGCGGTGTCTTTTACGTCTTGCCGAGAAGCATTGATGCGGTCAGAAATCTTGCCAAAGCCAACATGCAGGCCGCCGCCCATGATGCCGCCGAATGTAACATTCAGGAAGCTGTCCATAAGGCCATAGTCGCGGTCTTGTTCAAGCACAGCCTGGCCCGCAACGATAGGCTCAAGCAAGGCTGCGCCAGCGACACCATCAACGGCACCAGCCACAAACCTGCCGCCATTCTTCCCATAACGTGCCGCAAACGTAGCTGCCCTTGCCGTGCTTACGACAGGGACAAACGCAGAAGCAACGCTGAGAGGGTCCAGTAGGCTACCGGCAAGTGCAGTGCCAAACTGCATTGCACCCAAAGTATAGCCGCCCTTTGACCGTGATAGCGTCAGGTTGAAAGCATCGCGTTTGTCTTGGCGCTCAGCCAGCAATTTGGCCAAGCCCTCCTTGATGCCTTCCGGCCCTACGTCTATACCTTCTCTGAAATACGGGCTGTCCGCATATTCATCCGGCGTCATAATCCGGCCACGCTGCCCCTCACCCAGCTTTTGCTCAAAGAACCTGTCGGCGGCGTTCAGGGGGTTGTAATAGAATGTCTCATCCAGCGTTGCCCCCAGAACATCAAGCGTACCCACTTTGGCAACATCAAAGTAGTTTCGCCCTATGTTCGGGTCATATCCCTGCTCTGGAATGTAGACTTCAACCACTAGAAGATTCTCCTAGCCAGCGCTGCGCGTCTCTGAGCCTTAGCTTGCGCAGTAGCGCTTGCGCCTGGGAACAACTCACCAAGAACAGAGTCAGACTCTTGAATCTCCGCCACGCTGCCCATAAGGCTATTGAACGGAACAACAATAAACTCTTCCTGAGCTTCTGGGGGTATTTGCGGGTCACGCTTCCTGCGGACCATGTTGCCGGTCTGGTCAACGAGATAAACACCGCTGTTGTCGGTGGTCGTTACCCAGCGCCCCTTGCCAATAAGGTCAGTTATATATTCTTCATCGGTAATCGCGCTCTGGATACCAACCTTGCTGGGAATGTCGATGATTGATGTCAGATAGTCTCGGTTAGACTCACTGATGGAGTTTTGCAAAATAGTGCCGATAGGCTCAGCCACAGCCTCCAAGCCCTTCTTGAGCCTTATCTGCTTATTGTTCACAGTCGTGAAGGCATACTGACTGCCAATGACTGCCTCTGCCGCCTTCTTCGCTGCATCTTCGGGGCTAATATTGGATATGGACTGGTAATACATAGCTGTGTTTTGGATGATGTCAGCCATCGCAAACACATGCGCAGCGCGTTTGTCTGTTGCCGTGCGCGACAGCACATCGTCAAACCCGCCGCCAATAACGCTGTTTGAGTATTCTTCAAGCTCGGCGCGGACGGCAGTAGTGGTGCTGTCCCGCTGGTCTTTTGTCAGCCTTTGCTTGAAGCTCTCAATGGATGTAGGCGCATTTGCTGCGTCTACGTCAAACATATACGCATTGTCTGGATTAGCTATGATGAGGTTGTCAACAACGCTGATAACGCCTTGGTTCATCAGGTTGCGCAACACCATTGTTTCATTGCCAGCACCAAACTTCTGTATGAACTCATTGCCTATGCGCGACTTCTCGGCGTAGTTCTCGGCAAAGCCATATTCTTCTTTGAAGGATTTGATTTCTGCTGCTGAGGCTAGGCGAATATTGACCTCTGGAACACCCATCTGCCGTTGCAGATTAATCCTGTCTGAAACGCTAAGCGGCCCCTTCTCACTCTCCATGTAGCCAACCGGGTCAACAGACATGGCATTGTCCCTGGCTGTCCTCATGTCTGTCAGGGCTTTGAGTGTGGCTTGCTCCTCTGCCGCCTGTTCGACAGGAGCATCACGGACTGCTGCCGTTTGTGCCACAATCGCGGCAGATATCTCTTTGTCAGTAGCAAACTGGACGCCGCCAAATATAGTGCCAGCCTTTTGGATTGCGGATACTTGACCCACAAACGCGGATGCCTCTGCGTCCCTGCCAACGGAGCCATATAAGTCGGATGTTTCGTTTATGAGGGCTTGCGTTTCTGGCGTTACCTGCCCCCTATTGGCGGTAATACTGGCCGTAATGTCCTTTGTGTTCTGCTGGACAGTAGTTAAGACCTGCCCTTCACGACGCCCCACCTCCCCATCAAGAATGCCTATTGCGGCGCTAAGCTCCGTCCCCTCTAGGCCCTCCGCTAAACCCTTGCCTCGCCGAACAAGCTCAAGCTCGGCGCTTAACTCTGACAAGCTCATGTCGGGCATGGTGGTCCTGATGCTGTCTATGATGCTAGTGTTAAGCTCTCTTTCCGCAACGCTTTGAAGCCCATTAAGAGCGGATATGACGCGGCCACGCATAGACTCATCAGCCCCTGTCAGGTCAACCTGATAGGCCTGAACCAAGTTGCCATCCTCATCGGGGACCTCTCCATAGAGCGTAACCTGTGTTGCCCCAGCCCGTATTGCTTTTTCTGCGGTTGCAAAGTTTTCAGCGCCAACAATATTGGGGTCCAGTGCGTTTATGTCACCGATGACGCCATCGTTTATTTCTTTTTGTAGCCGTCCCTTCTTGACGTTTGCGGCGCTTCTTAAACGAGCCTTTACAGTCTTTGCTACAGGCGCAGTTTCAATGCCGGCAGAAATTTCCTGCAACTCCTCTATAGAGGTTGCGCCAGCGATTCGCTGGTCTGTAAAGGACTCAACAACAAGGGAGGGGATGTTTTCCGGCTTCACAGAAACAACCGCACCGCGACTAATTGCCTCTCTTGTCCTTTGCTGAAGGTCGGATGTGAGGGTGGCAAGTTCCGAGGCAGTCGAGTCAACGGAAATGCCATTGATAGTGTTGGTCACGAAGGCGTTGTGCTCATTTGTGTCCTGCTCACGAGCAAAATTAAAGGCATTTTTCTTGGCTTGAGTAAACTGTCCAGTAAGCCCGTTAAGAACATCCCTTTCAATCGTGACTCGCTGGCGGTCACTAAGGCTCAGCTTAGCAATACGCTCCATCGTCGGCTTTGTAATGGCCTCCTCAAAGGCACTAGCCGCTGCGTCAGTCGTTGTATAGTTCCTAGAGTTGTTTAGATTCCAGTCAACAGCTTGGGCAGATG